GATCGTGTTCATGGGGATCGTGGCGGGCGTGTCGCTCGGTGCCATGGGCGTCTGGCAGCAGATCCAGGCGGGCAACGACAAGCGCTGGCAGCGGCGCGTCGACGCCCTGGAGGACGAGCTGTCTCGGTCCAGGTCCGACGCCCGCAAGAAGCTGGACGAGGACCTGGAGGAGATCAGTGAGCTCGGGCTCCAGGTCAAGGAGCTGCGGGCCGAGCTGCGGGCGCGGGAGTGTCCGTGGCCGGACGGCGCGGGCCGGGCCCGGTGCTATCGGGCCGATGAACCACGCGCGATCGAGCCGGACGAGGTGTTCGAGCGAAACCAGGGGGCGACCTGACGTGGAGCCCTTCTGGCTGGAGCGAGTCCGCGAGCTGCTCGGTCAGGGCGTGCCTTACACGGGTGAGCCGGTGAAGTGGTGGTGGACGATCAACGGCTGGTGGTACGGGAGTCTGTGATGCGTGCGACTGCGAAGTACATCGACCGGGTGCAGCGGATCGACGCGGACGTGCTGCGGGCGATCTTCACGGCGATCCTGCCGCTCCTGCTGACGATCCCGGCCGTGCGGCGGCTGCTGGACGCCTTGCTCAACCTCGACGACCCGGAGCCGCCCGTCGCGGGCGGGTGAGCCGTGCCTGTCTACCCCCTCGGTCGCGTGCAGCCGGACCCGCTCGCCTGGGAGACGATCCGTCCCCGGGTGGCGCGTGCGCCCCGGCCGATCGTGGGGACCCGGCCGTCGAAGGGGCCGGAGCTGTGGCGGTACCGGCACCCCCGCGTCCACTCGCAGGTGATCGGCTGCTGCGTCGGCCAGTCGGGGGCCAGCGTGGCGGAGACGACCTGCCGCACCCCCAGCCCGTTCACGGGGCCGGCGACTGATCCGGTGGCCGACACGCCCGCGTTCTCGCCCCTCTGGCTGTACCAGATCGCCCGGCAGTACAGCCGCTCGCAGGGGCGGCCGATCCGGGGCGAGGGGGCGATCGTCAGTGACGCCTGTTTCGCGGCGGCCGAGACGGGGCTCGTCACCCTCGACGCCTGGCCGGACTCGGACGCGGACGAGCGGCGGTACAGCGACTCGGTGTGTCCGGCCTCGGCGCGGGAGGCGAGAAAGTACCGGGCGCTGCGGCCGGCGTGGCTGGAGGACCCGGACGAGGTGCTCGACCACCTGGCGGCGGGCCGGACGGTGTGGATCGGCGTGCCGTGGCGGGGCGGGACGCGGACGGGCGGCAACGGCGGGTTCGACTGGCGGGGCGTGGCGATCGGCGGGCACGCGGTGGAGTTGTCGGGGTACGACCTGACGGCGGCGGGCGGCAAGGGTCTCGTCTGGATCAACAACTCGTGGGAGGGCTGGGGGACGGCCGGCGGCGTCGGCTACACGTACTGGTCGGGCGGGCTGCTGGGCGACATGTCGGCCCGGGCCCTGGCGTCGGGGCAGTCGGAGGCGGTGGTGTTCGAGGAGGTGGAGTGGGAGCCGGTACGGCCCGAGCCGCTGCCCCCAGTGCCGATCCCCGGCCCGGCGAGGACGGTGGACGTGGAGGTCGGCGGGGTCAAGGTGCGGCTGACGGTGGAGGTGGTGACGTGACCCGCGAGCAGTGGTACACGGTCGGCTTCTGCGTGGGCTGGACGGGCCTGTACGTCGTGGGGCTGCTCGCCTGGGAGTTCGTGGCCTGGGCCACCTGGGGCGGACACGCGAGGATCACGGACACGATCCGGACGATGCGGGTGGAGTTCGGGTGGGTCGTGGCGGGCCTGGCGTCGATCGCGATGCTCGTGCTCGGCGGCCTGGTCGTCCACTTCGCGAGCGGCAAGCCCGAGCTGCCCCCCGATAGTAAGAGCGATGGCGGTTGAAGGCTGGGCGACCTACTACCCCGAGACCACCTACCCCGAGTGGGATGCCGAACATGCTCACCCTGCTCCTGCCGGGAAAAGACTGATGCCCGCCGACGTGCCGGACCCAATCGCCGCGAAGCCGGTCGTGCTGGGGCTCTACCACCCGAGCGGGGCCCTGCTGTACGCGGGCGCCGCAACGGCGGAGGAGGCGGTGGGCGGGCTGGTGGCGCTCTATCGGCAGGTCGCGCCCGAGCTGCCGGCGGTGCCGCCGCAGACGACCACGACCACGACGACGAGGATGGGGGGCTGAGATGGCCGGCGACTATCGCTCGCTCAAGACCGAGCTGCTCAAGCCCGACCTGGCGGGGCTGTCCCACGCCGCCGCCGCCGCCAAGCTCAACGCCGACGTGGTGACGGGCTCGCGGCCGATCCCGCTGGGTGAGCTCGAATCCCTGACGATCCGGCGCGGGGTGACGGCCCGGCTGGTGGGGGCCCGGCGATCGGGGCAGCTCCCGGCCGAGCTGGCGGCCGTCGTCGAGGTGGTGCTGGACCACCTGATCGGCTCGCGGCGGCTGGCCGAGGTGTGGACCACGGACGAGGCCTGGCAGCAGGCCGTCGCCGGGCTGCTCGCGGCCGGGCTGCTGACGGCCGACGACGTGGCGGCCGTGAACGCCCTCGCCACGGTGACGCGGACGCGGGCCGAAGCGATCGACGGGTGGGGGCTGGCGGTGACGGCGGCCGACGTGGCACACGCGAGGACCCTGGCATGACCGCGACGAAGACGCTCCGCACCCTCCAGTCGTCCGCGTCCAACGCCGCCGGGGCGACCACCACCGGGACGGCGCTCGACCTCCGCACCGCGTTCGGCGGGCTGCTGATCGCCGTCGTCACCAATGGGGCCACCGGGCCGACCGTGGCGGCCGACCTGGTCGTCGAGGTCTCGGGGGACAATTCGGTCTGGCATGAATACGCCCGGCTCACGTCGAACACCGGCAACAACGTCGTGACCCTGTTCCGGGTGCCGATCCCGGAGGCGGTCATGTACGTGCGGACGAAGTTCACCGGCAACACCGGGCAGGCCGTCACCGTCGAAGCCTACCTCCACGAACTGACGAGCGTCGCGTAACGTGCCGACCTACGTTGCCAAACCACCGCTGGGATCGCAGGTCAACCGGGGGCATCCGCTGGCGCGGGAGCTGGTGGCCGGGTTTCTGTTTCAGGAGAGAGCTGGCAAGACGGCCAGGGGTGCTGTGCCGCGCACGCGGCTGTTCTTGAGCCCCTACGCCACCTTGCTCTACGAGGTCAATTTCAGTAGCACGCCGTTTGGGTCCGGGGTGTTGCTGAAGAACGGAACGAACGGGCAAGTTCGAGTCGATTTTCCAGGGGGAACTGGGTCTCAGTTCGGTTACGAGCTCAACGGCGCGCCCGCAACGTCCGTCTCCGTGCTCGTCAAGCCGACCACGATCGCTACCGGGGTCTACAAGAACGTCCTCCTGACCTCGCCCGCAACGTCTGCCGGGCTCGCGGGGCTCTGGCTCAACTTCGACGGAGACAACGGCGGCCGGGTGCTCTACGGCGGCCGTTCCAGCTCGACGGCCAGCTACCAGGAGGCGGCGGGCGGCAGGGGCAACGCGGCGGGCGAGTGGGTTTGGTTGACGATGGTCCACCGCTACGCGGGGTCAAACTCGCGTATCGAGGGCTACCGCAACGGCCTGCTCGACGCCAGCGCGACGGCGGTCTGGGACACGAGCACATACACGCCCAGCTCGGGCACACAGCACGATTGGCTGGGCACTGGCCTCGTCACCGCCGACTCGATCGCCGCCCACGTCGCCGCCCTCTACCTGCACCGCCGCGCCCTCTCCGCCGCCGAGGTGGCCGAGCTGCACGCCGAGCCGTGGGGGATGTTCACGCCGAGCCGGGCGAAGCTGTGGTGGTTTGGGCAGGCGCCGACGTTCCGGCCGTGGATCCATCGACTTAGAGAGGTGGGGTGAGCAATGGCAGACGGGGTGGCCATCAGCGCCGGGGTCGGCACGACCATCGCCACAGACGAGATCAGCAGCGCCCATTACCAGCTCGTCAAGCTGGCGTTTGGGGCCCTGAACTCGGCCACGCTCGTCTCCTCGGCTGACGGTTTGCCGGTCAACGTGCTCAACGCCTCGGTGGCGGTCACGGCGGCGGCGCTGCCGCTGCCCTCGGGGGCGGCGACGGCGGCGAACCAGGCGACGGAGATCACGCACCTCGCCGCGCTGGCCGGGGCGGTGGCCGGCGGGGCGGTGGTGGTGGCCGACGGCGGGGGCGCCCTGACCGTGGACGGCACGGTGGGGGTGACGGGCACGGTGGCGGTGTCCGGGCCGCTCACGGACACGCAGTTGCGGGCGTCGGCGGTGCCGGTGTCGCTGGCCAGCGTGCCGAGCCACGCCGTTACCAACGCGGGCACGTTCGCGGTGCAGGCGGCCCAGAGTGGCTCCTGGACGGTCACGGCCAACGCAGGATCGGGGACGCTGGCGGTGAGCGCGGTCAGTCTGCCGTTGCCGACGGGGGCGGCGACCGAGTCGACGCTGTCGACGCTCAACGGCAAGGTGACAGCCTGCAACACGGGGGCGGTGACGGTGAGCGCGGCCCTGCCGGCGGGGACCAACCTGCTCGGCCGGGTGTCGGCGTCGGTCGAGACGTCGACGGCCTACGACGGCACGACGGCGCTCACGCCCAAGTTCGCGGCGATCGCGGCCAGTTCCTCCGGCGACAACACGGTGGTCGCGGCGGTGACGTCGAAGAAGATCCGGGTGCTGCGGTGGGACCTCGCGGCGAACGGGAACGTCAACGCGAAGTGGAAGAGCGGGGCGTCGACGGACAAGACGGGCCTCTACTACCTGACCCAGTACGCGGGGGTCGGCGGGTCATACTGCCCGGTCGGCCTGTTCGAGACGGCGGCGGGCGAGGCACTGGTGCTGAACCTCTCGGGGGCGGTGGCGGTGGGCGGGGTCCTGACCTACGTGGAGGTCTGAGCCGTGCTGCTGTTGCTGTTCGCGGAGCAGGGGGAGGTGATCGAACGCGCGTTCCCCACCAGCTTCCGCGTGGAGGTGGTCGGCCTGGGCGTGGAGTCGGGGCGGACGACGGTGACGACGACGGCCTCCGGCCCTGTGGAGCCGGGGCGAACCAGGATCGTGGACCTGTGATGTGCCGGCGAAACTCAATCCCGAGCAACTGGAGCGGGCGATCGAACTGCAGCGCCTGGGGTGGATCCAGCGGCGCATCGCAGTTGAGCTCGGGGTCACCCAGCCGGCGGTGTCGAAATCGCTGGCGAGGTTCAACGCGAGGGTGTTTGAGCGGCTAATACGGCGGGCAGCGGCGGAGAAGGCCAGGCAGATCCAGGTGCTCGAGCGGGTGACCCAGGAGGCTCTCGAAGGGTGGGAACGATCGAAGCGAGACGCCGAGATCCTCCGTTCGATCGAGGGCGGCAAGGATGGCCCTCGTACCGAGCTGGTCATCAAAGGGCAGGCCGGCGACCCCCGGATGCTGGCGGAGGCCCGCAACGCCCTGGCGGACGCCCGGAAGATCCTGGGGCTCGACGCCCCGGCCAAGCTGATCACGAGCACGACCGGTGAGCGCGGCCCCTGCACCCTCGACGACAACGATCCCCGATTCCTGGCGGACGGTGGACAGCCGACTGTGGCGGGCGACGATCACCCGGACGCTGCCGAAGGACCTGCTGATCGTGGGCGGGGCGGGGACGGGGAAGACGTTCGGGATCCTGAGGTGGATCCACTGCCTGGCGCGGGACAACCGGGGGTTGCGAATCCTGATCGGCCGGAAGACGCGAGCTGCCCTGACTGAGTCGGTGCTGGTCACGTTCGAGCAGGAGATCCTGCCGCTGGATGGGATGGAGGGCCTGGCCGCGGGGGTAAAGCGACGGGTCCGCCAGAGCTACGTTTACCCGAGCGCCTCGGAGCTCGTGCTGGGCGGACTGGACGAGCCGAGCCGGATCCTGTCGACGGCCTGGGACATCGCGTTCCTGAACGAGGCGATCGAGGGCACCGAGGAGAGCTGGGAGACCCTGAAAAGCCGCATGTCCCGACCCGGACGGCGGAGTCGGTTCGGCTACCTGCTGGGCGACACCAACCCGGGGCACCCGGACCACTGGCTGAAGAAGCGAGGGGACGCGGGCTCGACTGCGATCTGGGACACGAGGCACGAGGCGAACCCGGCACTCTACGACGGCCGGCGGTGGACGCCGGCGGGGGTTCGGTACTTCCAAGAGTCGCTCGACCCGCTGACCGGCTCGCGGCGGGCCCGGCTGCGGGACGGGCTGTGGGCGGTGGGGGACGGGCTGTGGTTCGATGCGTTCGACCCGCGGCGGCATGTTGCGGAATCGGCCGGATTCGACCCGGCCCTCCCGGCGTTCCTGGCGGTGGATCCTGGCGTGGTGACGGGCGCCGTGCTGTTCCAGGTGCGGTCGGCCGGGGGGCTGCACTGGGTCAACGTGTTCGGCGACTACCTGTCGGAGAACCTGACGGCGGAGGCGAACGCGAGGGCGATCTCGGGGCTGGCCGGGCAGCTCTGCGAGGGGCGACTGGCGAATCGCTACTGCGACCCCGCGGGCGGGGCTCGGAACCCGATCGGGCCGACGGTGATGGCCGAGTACGCGAGAGCGGGGCTGCCACTTCAGCCGTGGTCGAAGGCGAATCCAAGCGTCGCCGATTCGCTGGCCCTGGTGGAGGGGCTCCTGGACCCGGTGGGAGGCCAGCCGCGGCTGACCGTGCACCCCCGATGCCGGCATTTGATCTCAGCGTTCGGGAACTACCAGAGGGCGAAGCGGGCCGGGCAGTGGATGGACTTCCCGGAGGACCCGCAGCACCCGGCCGAGGACCTGATCGACGCCCTGAAGGGCGGGTTGCACGCGAGGATTCCGGCCCGCAAGACCCTGATCGTCCGGAAGGTGGGCGCGTGATCGACCCGGCGAGGTTCGTGCTCTGCTGGATCGCCGGCGGATACCTGGCGATCGGCCTGTTCTGGTTGCTGGGGGCGAGGAGGAGGCGGTGATGCTCTTCGACCCGGACCTCGCCGCGCTGCCACTGGTGGTGTTCCTGGCGGCGTTCCTGGACGACGACCCGCCCGAGGTCGAGCTGGTGGAGAGCCTGGTGCTGTATGTGGAGCCGTGCCGGGTGCTGGAGTCGGTGTCGAGCGTGGGGGTGACGAGCTGATGGGCGTACGCGCGGCCTGGAAAGCACTCTGGAGAGCGGACGCCACCCGCGCCGCGTCAGCATCGGGCCGCCCGTCGTGGAGCCGCAACGGCGGCGGCCTGGCGGCGTGGCGGACGCGGCGGGACCGGTTCGATTACGCCCGCGAGGTCGGGGACCCCAGGCTCAATGCGGTCGTGGCGATCGCCTGCCGGTGGCTCAAGGCGCAGATGCCTCAGGCTCAGTTCTGCGTCGGATCGCGCCAGCAGGACGGCACCTATGCTCCGAATCTCGTTCACCCGCTCCTGAAGATCCTGAGCCGACCGAACCCGTTTTATTCCATGCGGGCGACCTGGGGCGGGACGGTCGAGAGCTTCGCGGTCGACGGGTACGCCTACTGGCTCAAGGCCCGGGATGGGGTCGGCGTGGTTCGCGAGGTGTACTGGATCCCGAACCACCAGATCACGGTGGAGCCCGGGACCGATCGGCCAATTCGTGGGTACTGGTACGACGGAGCCAACGGCCGGGAGTGGCGAGAGCCTCGGGACGTGGTGCACTTCCGCAACGGCATCGATCCCCAGTGTCCGTACCAGGGCTTGTCCGAACTGCGGGCACAACTGCGAAACCTGGCGGGCCTGAATTCTGGAGAGCGATATGCCTCCTCGATTCTCCGCAAGGCGCACGCGGGCAAGGTGCTCGTTCCCAAGGAGGTCGTCGGCCAGGTCATAGAAGGCACGCCCGAAGAGCAGGAGATGATCTCGCTCGCCAGCAAGCTGGAGCGAGACACGATGGGCGAGGAGGCGGGCGGATTCACGCACACCAATCTGCCGGTCGAATTGCTGGACTCGGGGCTGGGGCCGGAGGAGATGGGCCTGGATCGGATTCTCGACCGGCCGGAGGCGCTGACGGTGGCCGCGTTCGGGCTGAACACGCTGGTCCTGAACCTGCCCTCCTCCGACTCGACCCGGACCTACTCCAACAAGGCAGAGGCCCGCCGCGAGGCGTGGGAGGACGGGGTGATCCCGCTCCAGGACACGCTCGCCGACGAGATCGAGGCGCAGCTTCTCTACTCGGCTGGGGGAAACGGGGAGCTCCTGCCGGAGTTTGGGGATGGGCCCGGCGTGTTCTGCTGGTGGGACCGGAAGGACGTGGCCGCTCTGCGTGAGGATGCCAGCGAACGCATGAACCGGGCTTCCATGTCCTTCTCCGGCGGGCTGGCCCGGCGCGACGAGTCGCGGGCGATGGCCGACCTGCCGCCCCTGGGTGGCGAGCTCGGCGAGCAGATCCTCGGGGCGGCACCCCAGCCGACAAAGCCGCCGGCCGGGGAAGAGGCCGGGAACGAGGATGACGACCAGGCCGAGGGCGACGGCGATGATCCGGCCGACGCTCCCGACGATGAGGCCGGCGCGGATGAGGGCCAAGACGATGAATGACACGCTGGTGTTCTATGGCGGCGAGTGCAAGGCCCTGGACGAGTCCGGGCGGATCGGTGGATACCTGGTTCGATACGGCTCGCCCGGCCAGCCGGACGGGTCGAGTTACCGCGACTACTTCACCCCGGAGACCGACTTCTGGGTGGAGTTGCCGGCCAAGACGGTGGCCATTTACCACCACGGGCTGGACCCCAAGCTGGGGCTTCGCAAGCTCGGCGGGGTCGAGCTGAAGGCGGACGACGTCGGGGTGTGGGCGGAGGCCCAGCTCAAAATCCGCGACGATTACGAGCGGAAGATCCACGACATGGTGCGGGCCGGCAAGCTCGGGTGGAGCTCCGGATCGGCCTCGCACCTGATACGTCGCGAAAAGCAGGCCAACGGGTCACACAAGGTGCTGTCCTGGCCGATCGCCGAAGCAAGTCTGACGCCGGCCCCGGCGGAGCCGCGGGCACAGGCGGTTTCCCTCAAGAGCCTCCTCGACGACCCGGATGCCGGGGAGTCGTTCCTTGCGGCCTGCCTGAAGTCGGCTTCCGACCTGGGCGAGGCCGCGCGTCGGTTCGCGAAACTGGGCAACTCGAAGCGCGAGGCGATCAAGTCGCTGAGGGATACCCTCGACGGCCTGCTCGCGGCGTCCGAGCCCCGTCCCGATCCGGCGGACGTATCGCGTTCCTACTCCCGATTCCTGGCAACCGAGGCACGCCTCCGCGGCGTGAAGTGAGATGCCGACCAAGACCCAGGACCTCGCCGGCGCGATCAAGGCGCGGCGGGAGTCCCTGCGCAAGCTGTTCGACGACCACAAGACGCCCGAGGGGTACAACCTCGACAAGGCGCAGCTCGAGCACGTCAATGCCGAGTGCAAGGCCCTGGACGACCTCCAGGAGCAGTACGAGGCGGCGGCGACGGCCGAACAGGCGGACGCGGCCAACCGCAAGGCGCTCGACGAGATGAGCCGCGTTCGCCGCCCCAGTTTCAAGGCGACCGGCGGCGACGGCGCCACGCTCGCCGGCGGCAACGGCGAGGACGCCACGAAGAGCCTCGGCCAGCTCTTCGCGGAGCGGGCCTACTACGAGGGCGCCGCGGTCAAGAACCAGGCGATCGAGCTGCCCTGGGACGCTGCCGCGATCAAGACCACCATGACGACTGCGGCCGGCTTCGCTCCGGAGAACTTCCGAAGCGGCCGTGTGGTGCTGTCGGCCCAGCGGCCCATCAGCATCCTCGACATGCTGCCCATGATCCAGGTGGGCCTCGACAACAACGCCTACGTCTACATGGCCGAATCGACGTTCACGAACAACGCGGCGGAGATCGCCGAGAACGACTCGACGGGCGCGCCCGAGAGCGCTCTGGCCTACACGGAGACCTCTGAGTCGATCCGCCGAGTGGCCACCTTCCTGCCGGTCACCGACGAGCAGCTTGCCGACGTGACGGGCATGCAGGGGCTGATCGACAACCGCCTGAGCTACATGGTCCGGCTCAAGCTGGAGAGCCAGGTGGTTGCCGGCAACGGCAGCACGCCGAACATCAACGGCTTCCTGAACCGGGTCACACAGTCTCAGGCCAAGAGCACGGACCCGGTCTTCGACGCGATCTTCAAGGGCATGATCAAGGTCATGCACACGGGGTACGCGAACCCGACGGCGATGGTCTGCCACCCCAACGACTGGCAGGACATCCGCCTGACCCGCACCACCGACGGCATCTACATCATGGGCAACCCGGACCAGCCGGGCCCCGAACGGCTGTTCGGCCTGCCGGTGGTCGTCACCACGGCCGAGACCGAGAACACGGTGCTCGTGGGCGACTTTCTGGGCTTCAGCGCCCTTGTCTACAAGACGGGCGTCGAGGTCGAGACCTCCAACAGCCACAGCGATTACTTCATCAAGTACCTCAGAGCGGTGCGGGTCTCGATCCGTGCGGCTCTGGCGGTGTTCCGCCTCACGGCGTTCTGCAAGGTGACCGGCATGTGAGCCTGACCCAGGGGGCGACGGTCGTCCCGTCGCTCTCCGGCGGTCTCATCCGGAACCGAAGGGGACCTGTCATGCCAGTCATCAGCGGGGGTGTGGCCCAGCCGGGCGCCCTCATTTCGACCATCGCCGGAACCCCGGCGGCGGGCACCAGTGAAGTCCAGACGATCACGATCGGCGGCACGCCGGACGGCGGGACTTTCCGCCTGACGTTCGACGGCCACCGCACTGCGGCGATCTCCTGGACGGCAACCGACAACGACCTGATCGCCGCCGTGGACGCCGCCCTGGAGGCCCTGGCGAACGTCGGCTCGGGCGGGGTGACGGTGGCGGCGGGAACGCTGTCCTCCGGCACCGGCACGATTCTGGTGACCTTCGACGGCACGACGACCGCCCTGAAGCGGCGCAACGTGCCGGCGATGACCGTCGAGTCGAGCCTGACGGGCAGCTCGCCGACGATCGCGATAACGACCTCAACGGCCGGCGTCGACTGTGGAGGCCGAGGCCTGCCCTCGGGCGGGCTGCTCCTCGACACGACCAACGGCCGGCTCCTGGTGAACGACGGGTCCGAGAACGACCCCGTGTTCGCCGAGCTGGGCGTTCGGGTGGCCCGGGTGTCGCTGGGCGGCGCGGCGCTGCAGGCCGGGGTCCAGGCCTGGCAGAACCCGCACTCGGACGCGGTCCTGGTGCACCAGGTCCTGCTCGACGTGACCACGCAGTCGACGGGCGCGTGCACCGTGGACATCGGCTCCACGGCCACGAGCGCGACGACCGCGAGTGACAACCTGATCGACGGGGCGAGCGTGGCCTCGGCGGCGCTCATCAACAACGAGGACAGTGCGGGGACCAACGGAAAGACCGCCCAGAAGGTGGCGGCCGGCAAGTGGGTCACGTTCAAGTCGGCCTCCGGCGACGCCACCGGGCTCGTCGCGGTGGCGTACCTCTACTACACCATCCTCTGAGTCTGACGGAGCAACCCGATCATGGGTCTCAAGGTCGGCTCCCAGGCGATCAACGTGACGCGCGAGCGCGGGCTCGACCTCTCCGGTTCCGGGGGGGCGAGCCTTGCCGGCGTGTTCACCGGATCGGAGACGTTCTCCGCCGTGCTGTGGGCGGGGGACGACCGCACGGCGGCGGCGACGCTCTCGGCGGCCTGGGACGCCGACATCACGAGCAACCCGGCCGGGGTGGCGAAGCCCCGGGTCAAGCTGACGATCGCGAAGTCCGCGATCGCGAGCTGCACTCCGGGTATCTACTACTTGCAGGTGGTGGTCAACCCGGGCACGGACGACATCGCCGTGTTGCCGGACGGCTCGACCTATGAGCTGTTGCCCGGGCCGGGATCGGGCGTGGTCGGGGCGAGCTATGTGACGCTCGACCAGTGCCGGAAGTTCGTGCCCTGGATCGACCAGGCGATGACCCGACACCCCTCGGTCCAGCTCGACCTGGCCGAGCTGCGATACGAGGCGCGGTGCTGGGTGGACGAGGTGGCGCTGGCGCGGGCCCGGCGGATCCTCGAGCGGCAGTCGCTCCGGCATGACCCGGTGGTCTCGGTCGACCCGATCGAGCCGACGAGCGGGGTGGACTTCGGGCCGGCGTGGGGGGTGAGCGTCTACCCGGACACGACGATCCGGGCGCAACTGGAGGCGATCGAGGACGCCCTGTCCGCGGGGCGGCTGGAGAAGTCCCCGGCTGTGGTGCGGGCGACGGCCTGGCGCACGGCCGCGCTCGCCTGCTTGCCGCTCCTAGGCGAGGCGGAGGCGAAGACGAGCTGGCAGAAGCTGGGCGAGCGGGCGCGGGCCGAGTCGAGCCGGATCCTGGCGGCGACCACGCTGGTGATCCGCGGCGGGTCGGACGACTACGAGCTGGCGCCCTGAGCGATGCCACTCCTCGCGGACAAGGCCCGGGCGCGGTTCACGATCAGCGGGCTCGACTTCTCGGCGCCGGGGGTGGAGCAGGCGAGCACGGCGGACCGCCGGGCGTACTGGCGGCAGGTGGCCGTGCTGGCGCGGGACGAGAAGTACCGGGAGTTGAAGGCGTCGGTCAACGTCCGTGGCGAGCGGATCATCCCACGCCAGCGGCCACGCCGGGATCGGGCGCGCGGGCCCGTGCTGATCCCGCACTGGAACGATTCGCGGTTCATCACGCACCTCAGGTGGGACGCGAACGCGGATGGAGCCGTGCTGTGGTGGCGGTTCCCGTGGGGGCGGATCGTCGGCTACCACGCGAGTGATGAGCGGTTCGGCGGGCGGGACGTGGTGGGCCTGACGGCGGCGGGGCAGGAGCGAGTCCGCGAGCTGGCCCGGAAGTGGTGGGCCGGGAATCTCGGGCGGCTCTCCCGAGTGGCGGAGCGGCAATTCTTCGAACTGCCGGAGACGCCGTTCCCGGTGCGGCGTTTTGCCGCCCACGACACCGGGTTCCGCAAACCGCCGCCTCGCCCCCCGGGCTCCCCCTTTCGGCCTCCGGGCGGACCCCGGCTCTCGCCAGTGCGACCGGCATCGCCACCGACGACTGCCCTGCCGCCCTGGGAGCTCCAGCGGCTGTGGGCCGACGCGATGGATCGGGCCTGGCGGGGCCAGCTCTCCGACGCCCAGGTCGAGCGGCTCCTGGAGGCGGTCCGCGAGACGCAGACGCTGGACACCGTGCGGGACACCCTCCGCAGGCTGGGTGTGTACGAGGTGGTGCGTGACTGGGAGCAGGCGATCGATCTATTGAAGCGGCAGCTCCAGCAGCGGCAGGTGGGCGGCTTCCCTGGTGTCTGGACACGGACGGGTCCGACAGGGCCGACGG